TAATCAGCCGCCCAAAGAGATACAGCTCGATGGACTATGGCACGTTTAAATGTAATCTTCAAATCTGTTTCTATTTTTGTTCAATTTCACATATGGTTACAACATTTAAAATTTCAATAAAGTTTTCAAAGATTTTAGAGAAGTTCAAAATGTTTGCAATTGTTTTCGCCGCAATTCTTTACCCTATCACAGCAATCACGACGACAGTCACAATGTGGGCTTCAATCCCTATTGTGTACTTCAAACGACGCTCTGCAGCTGCAGCCGCCCGACATCTGAATGATACGATGTATGAGGTGGACCAGCCAATGAGTGAGACCAACGAATGGACTTCGCTTCTCGCAAAATACGTGTCTTCACACACGCGAATCGCGATTTACGACGGAATGACCGTTTTAAGTGCCTGGGTGACAACGCTTTCAACAGCGACAACCTGGTCAATGGTAAACGATCTTCCAGACGCGGAAGGGGTTCAGGAGGCAGCACTAATATCAGTCGCCACGAGTTGTATTACAACTCTAATGACTACGTGTCGCTTTCTTGGACTAGGATGGGTCTCTCTTGAAAAGGAGATCTTGGACGCACTTCGGTGCAGAACCGCACTCTCACACCTTGCTCCTCCGGAGCAACAAGTGGCTGAGTCTTTCGAGGCATTGGCAGGATTCATGACAGCTACGATTGCCGCTTTTGCTGCTGCATTTAGCAGCCGCAAGAAATGGCATGAAATTTTTGGTCACGTCATTCAGAATTGGGGAAAGACAGCTTCGTCCACGAGTTCAATGTTCGATAGCTTGAAGAAGATCTGGGCCGAATTTAACCCGGATTCACAAGCTCTCGATGCATTTAACACGTTACGAGCATCAGCAGACCGCCTAACGGAAATCTACGGCATGTCCAGTGAATTTTTCATTGAATCTGCCGTTCAAGACGAAATCAAACAACTCGTCGACAAATTCGAGACAGTGTTGATGAAAACAGTTGATACGAAGAATGACGCCGTCAAACAGGTCATTCTCCGTCACAACGGAACGTATTCAAAAATACTGTCGAGAATCGAACAGCTCAACGCAATCATCAAGTACTCTTCTCAAGTGAGGAGGAAACCCGTCTTTTACAACCTGATGGGACCTGGAGGACATGGAAAATCTTACATGGTGGAACAAATTTATGCTGATCTAAACAAACGTATGGTATCGAGCGGATTCATAAAGTCCCCGATGCGCCGTATGATTGGTACAGGAGCAGCAGACGATTATCTTCCACCAATGAGTGACCAGGAATGGTACCAGATTGATGAGTACTTGGGATCTTACGATGATAAGTGGATTTCAGTTATTAATCAGACTGTATCGGACAATCCAGCAACGCTATCTTCGGCGTTTGTCAAGTTCACGGTGCCTAAACCGCACTTTGTCTTGACAACTTCGAATGTAACGCTGCCGTTTAGTCCTCCTGTCACATCTAAGAACTACATGAGGGCGGAGGTGCTTGATGCATGGAATTCTCGACATAACTTCGTTGAGGTGAGGAAAGCTGACTACGATCCAAATACAAGTCGAGACCGTCAGGATCGTTCAACGCCACTGACTCTGACCCTGAAAATCTATAAGGGAAAGAACAAGTGGGAGGATCAACCGATCACCTACCCGGAACTGCTGGACAAGATGATGAGCGATTGGGATCTTTTTGACAAGAAATTCACATTCGCAAAAGAACAAGCCAAGGTGATGCTCGCTGACCTGGAGAGATCGATGCCACAAACATCAACTCCGGAAGCAGAAGCTCCTGTAGGCAATCCTAAGGTGATGGCTTTTTACGGTCCCCCTGGGGCTGGAAAGACCTTCGCTTTCAACAACACTGTCGCACCCTTGCTCAGACTCACATACACGATGAAGAAGTACGTGACTGTTCCGGATTCACCAGAGCCCGGAATAACCTGTCATGTCTTTGACGACGTTCTCAGTGTGAAAAAGAGCTTCATGCGATACAAGGAGTTCTTCGATCAGTGTGAATCTTCACACATGATCGTAATCATCGACAACTGGATGCCTCGGACCATAACAATGGTTCGCCACCCGCGATTCTGGTGGGACTCAAGAATCTACACTGCTCCGTTGGAGTGGTGGACAAGGTGCTTTACCTACAGCACGGTGGATCTTTCGGATCTACCCCACGAATCTCTCGGAAGGAGACTTGGAATCTCCGTCCAACACAAGTATCGAGGAAAATGGTTTACGCCAGCATGTGACAAGATCGAGGCCTTTGATTTCAAAGCAGAGAGCATCACTCTCTACTCTGATCATCAAAGGGTACCTAGACCTATCTCATACCTGACGGAAACTTTTCTTCCTACGATCATGAACGCCAAGGGAGCACTTAGAGCAGCTAGACCAGGGGAGGTGTGTGAAATTCCGGAGCGATGGGACTTGGAGGTGAAATTAACACACCCAAGTCACGTCGCTACGGCTTACGCATTTCCCACTGATCGAGAGCATGTTCGAGTGATACCTCAGCTTTCATCGAGTTTCCCAGACTATATGAGTTACTTTAATCTTGACTCATCTGTGATCTCAGGACCAATGGATCTCTTGCCAGCTTTATCAGCGGCATACAGGCGCCAACCTTACACGGCGACTGTGGAAGTACAAGGAATGTGGTTGAGAATCTCAAATGGGATTTTCTTCAGCAGTGACGCTGTCGAGAATCAAGGATCATGGACAGTTCGAATCAAGGAAGACAGGATGAGGATCAAGATTCGAGGGGAGTGGAAGACATTTACTTTTGCTGACATCCACGCTCATTCGTTGAACCTGGACGGGCTGACTAATCAAGAAATTAGGCAGCTCGCCCAGGAGTGCGATGTAGTTCGATCACTAACCTCCTATCGGAGGTATGTGGACGAATTCAAGGTGAAAGCTTATGTCATGAGTCTTCAGGAGAAGGCAATGACGGCATGGAAGGGAGCGTACGAC